ATGCTCAAAGCGGTTTGCACGCAGACCGAGTTCGATGCCCTGAATGAGGCGGAGAAGTCGCATTATCAGCAGGAGGGGCAGTTGCACTTCCTCCAGGTCGCCAGTGTGACCGTCGACGGTGCCAGCGGCACCAAGGCCACGTTCGCCCTGGAGAACATCGCGGGTTTGCAGGGGACCTTGGGGCGGCTCAAAGAGCAGAATCAGCAACTCCAGGGCAAGGTCAGTGAGTACGAGACGCGATTCAAGGACCTGGACCCGGAGGAGGCCCGGACGGCGATTGAGAAGGTCAAGGAGATCGGCGATGCCAACTCCGATGAGGCCCGCCAGAAAGAGGTCGAGGCGGTCAAGGCGTCCGTAGAACAGCAGTTCCGCAAGCAGGTGGCTACGGCCGAGGGCCGCGCCAGGGCGGCGGAGGACCGGGTCAAGAAGTACACCCAGCATATCATGCAAAGCAAAAAGGAAGCGGCGGCTACAGCGGCAATCGAGGCGGAGCGAGGCTCTGTGGCGTTGCTGTTGCCGCACGTCGCTTCCCAGCTTCGGGTGGTCCAGGATCCGTCGGATCCCGACAACCCGGACCTGTTCCGTGTCGAGATTGTCGACTCGAAGGGGCAATCTCGGTATTCCACCAGGCAAGGTTCCGCCGGCGAGCCCATGACGGCGGCGGAATACGTGGCCGAACTCAAAATGAGCGACACGTTTGCGGTGGCCTTCGAGGGAGCCCGAGCTGCTGGTAGCGGCGCGAGCGGTAGTTCCAATCAAGTCAGGACGACGGGACGTACCATTCGCAGATCGGACCAGGCCGCCATTGAGGCGAACATTGACCGCATTGCGAAAGGGGAAGTCACCGTCGTCGATGGGTAACCCTGTTTTTGACGAGGTGACAACATGCCGAACACTCTCACTCCTTTGATTCACACGATCCTGGCGCGCGGTCTGCGGGTACTGCGCGAGTCGGCGTTGATGCCGCAGGTGGTGAATCTCGAATACTCGCTCAGCCCGAAGCAGAAGGGCCAGACGATTGACGTGCCGGTGACGAAGCGGTCGAGCACGTACGACATCAGCCCCAGCCACCAGGACAAGCAGCCGTCCGAGAGCGTGGTCGAGTATGTGCCGGTGACCCTGGACCAGTGGAAGGGGGCGGACTTCTACCTGACCGATGCGGAGCGGACGCGGATTCAGAAGGACGAGACCTTCCTGCCGCTGACGATCCAGGAGAAGGTCCGGGCACTGGCGAATGACGTCAACGCCGACGTACTGAGCAAGTACTACAAGGTCTATGGCTTTGTCGGCACGCCGGGAGCGACGCCGTTCAGCAATGCCACCGACCGGACGGCGGCCAAGGACGGCTCGATGCTGGCGGCCAAGCTGGATGCCCAGCTTGCCACGCGGATCGGGCGGGTGGCGCTGATCGATACGAACGCCGAGGCCGAGGCGCTGGCGCTGCCGTATTTTGCCCATGCGGAAAAGTCGGCCGATCCGAACGTGATCCGGCTGGCCAGCATCGGGCAGAAGTTCGGCTTCGACTGGCTTGTCGAGAACGCGATTCCGACGCATACCGCCGGATCGCCGGGGGCCTCGCCGGCGGTGGATGGGGCGCACGCCGCGGCCGCGAACGATTTGACGGACACGCTGGCCGTCAGTGGTATGACGGTGACCACGGGCACGTTCAAGCAGGGCGACATCATCACGATCGCCGGGCATACGCAGACCTACACGGTGCTGGCGGACGCGACGGCGGACGGCAGCGGGGATGCGACCCTGACCATTGCTCCGGGTCTCCAGGTGGCGCTGGCGGGCAGCGAGGCGATCACGCTCAAGGCGTCGCACGTGGTCAACCTGGGCTTTACGCGGGAGGCGTTTGCTCTGGTGACGGCTCCGTTCGAGTCGGATTCGATGGGCAACGCGGAAATCGCGTCCATGCGGGACCCGGTGACGGGACTGGTGCTCCGTCTGGAGGTCAAGCGGCAGTACAAGCAGACCAAGTGGGAGTTCGACATCCTGTGGGGCTCCGCTTGCCTGCGGCCCGAGTTCGCCGCGCGTCTGGCAGGCTGATCGGCCGGCTGGGCATAGCAATGATGCTGTGGGCGGACCATTCGGCCTGCCCACAGCCTTTCTGCAATCACGCTTGGAAGGGCCACGTCCATGTTGACACCGACAGTGAAGGTAATGAATCAGGAGGGCCAAGTCAGAACCATCAATGCGTGCGACCTGGAACAGTGGCGGGCCAAGGGCTTTGACGTGGAGAAGGCCGTTGCGGATCAATCCCCAGAGCCGGCGGACCCGGACGCCAGTACCGCTGACCAGCAGGGCGACCAAGGTCCACTGGAAGCGGACCAAATCGACCCGTCGCAGGAGCCGGCGGCGCAGAATCCACCCCAGACCGTGACCAGCGGCCGCCGACGGGGCCGGTGAGTAAACGCGACTACGGAACGGATGGCCTACGGCCTGGGCAACCCAACCCGAGAAAGGACACGTGACGCATGGCGACGCTGCAAGAAATCTACGGAATCATCCAGCCTCAAAACCCGGTGATGGGCCGCGTGATGGCGGCGCTGGTCAAGGCGGCATGGGCGGTCCTGTCCGAGGACGCTGGCACGGACAATCATGCGAACCGACTGGCCCTGGCCCAGAAGGTCGTCGCCGACCCCAAGCCGTTCGAGGCGAAGGTGTGGCGATTGTTCCTGGCCAATGCCACGGTCCAGGCGGCCATCGACGATCTCTCGGTCTTGAGTGACAACGACATTCTCTACGTCGTCCAGACGGAGCAGTACAACACCCTGGCGAACATGGAGGCAGCCTGATGGCCGTTGCCAACAACGAAATCCAGGTCCAGTGGGGCGCGGCGAACAGCGTGTCCGTCAGCGCCGGCGGCAATCAAACGTCGGATGTCTTCTCGTTTTCCGCCACGGCGTTTGATGCGATGGTGACGATCAAGGCGGACAACAGCACCACGCCGGCCAGCGGGGACACAGTGGACTTCTACTACCTGCCGACGGCGGGTGACCCGGACGGCGCGTCCACAGACGAGTATCCGGCGGACGACACGAACGGCATCTTCCTGGCCCGGCTGGACACGTATGCGGAAGACCCCTGTGTAGCGACCCTGACCATTCCGGTGGCCAAGGGCGGCAAGCTGTACGCCAAGAGCAACGCCGCCAGCAACGCGATCACCGTGTCCGCGTGCATCAACGAAAAGACCGCGAGCTAAGCGATGCTGGTACTGCCCGACAGAGCAAGACCGATCCGGTTGGTGGACAGGAGCAAGGGGATTGCGCGGGGCCTGGTCTGCGCGAGCCTGTTCAATCAGCCGGGCGGGGCGTATGACCTCATTAACGGCGGCCGGTTTGATGGGACCCCTGGTGTTGGGGGCTTGGTCGCGCCGTCGATCTCGTCGGGCGCGTGGCATAACAAGACGCTGAGCGGCTATACGGTGTGCCTGTGGCACGGCGGCTTCACGTTTGCTTCGTGGGGCGCGGTGGTGGCATCGAATGACGGTACGAACCGGTGGGTCTGGCAGCGGTACAGCACCACGACCACGATGCGCATCTACCACGACGCGGGCTCACACAACTTCACCGGCTTCACCACGAGCGACTGCGAAGTGCCTGGCATGTTGGCCATGCGGTGGGATGGCGTCAATGCCCATGCCTTCTACAACGGCGAGTATCTTGGATATTCACTACACGCGAACCCGATTGGGTCCACCGTCACGTCGACGCTCGGCTTTGGCAACGCCACGGTGTATCAGGCATTGGTGTACGGCCGGGTGCTGAGCGACGCGGAGATTTGTCGTCTGTATGGTGACCCGGCTGCGCCGCTGGAGAGGTCCAGGAGTCGCGTGGCGGTCCTGTTCCTGAGTACCGGTGGCCCGCAGCCGCTGGCGGGTGGGATTGCGGGACAATTGGCGGTTGCGGCGGCGCTGGCGGTGTCTCGTCTTCTTGCCGGGCAGGTGGCAGCGCAGGGCGCGCTGTCCGGTCAGGTGTCGGTGGCGCGTCCGTTGGCCGGTTCGGCTCAGGTACAGTCGTCGATGACTGGTGGCCTGTCCGTGGCAAGGCCGTTGGCCGGGTCGATCCAGGCCGGTTCGCAGGTAGATGGAGCAGCGGCGGTCGAGCGAGACCTGTCCGGGGCGGTAGCGGGGCAGTCTGGCTTGTCAGGGACCATGTCAGTGGCACGGTCGTTGGCGGGGTCGGTGACGGCCCAGGCCCAAGCCGCGGGCGGCCTGTCGGCGACGTGGGCGATGGCCGGGTCGCTGGAAGCGGCCAGCGCGGCGGCGGGGATTCTGACCATCGAAGGTCAGGTGGCTCTGGCAGGCCAGTTGACGGCGGCGAGTTCCTGTGCGGCCAGCCTGTCGGTGGGCCGTCTGTTGGCCGGTCAAGTGTCGGGGCAGACGGGCCTGTCCGGCAGTCTCAGCCTGCTCGGCGAACAGGTGGCGTTGTCGGGCTCCATCAGTGCCCAGAGCGGTGTTTCGGGCGTTGTGCGGGTCCACAGGGGCCTTGCCGGCCAGCTTGTGTCGACTCCCAACGTGTCGGGGGCCATGTCGGCGATGCGGTCCCTGTCGGCCCAGTTGAGCGGAACAGCCCAGGTGGTCGGCCAGGTCCGGGCGGATTGGGCGCTGGCCGGTTCGATCATGGCGCAAGCAGATGTGTCCGGCCGATTGCTCATTCTGGGCGAGGTCAATCTGGCGGGCGTGTTCCTTTTCCTCAAGCGAAAGACGAGGTGACAGATGGGTAGTTTCTCAGCCTATGCAGCGAACAAGGTCCTGGACCACTACACGGGCAAGGCGGCCTGGACGATGCCTACGGTCTACGTGGCGCTTTTTGTCGGCGACCCGGAAGGGGCGGGCACGGAGGTCAGTGGCAACGGCTACAGCCGCAAGCAGACGGCAGCGGCGGACTGGAACAGCGCCAGCGGCGGAGCGACCAGCAACGCACAGGCCCTTACGTTCCCGCAGGCGACGGGATCGTGGGGTACGGTGGACCACTTCGCGCTGTACGACGCGGCCACGGGCGGCAACCGGACCGGTTCCGGGGCATTGGGCGAACCCAAGACGATCGGCAGTGGCGACACGGCCAGTTTCGCGGCGGGCGACCTTGACGTGAGTCTCACGTAAGAGGGCATGGCGATGCAGCAGGCGATTCCAGGTCAGGCCAACACGGTTCGGTACGACGTGGTGAACAAGACCACGACCGATCCGATCACGTCCGGTGTGGTCACGGCGTACCTGCGATGCTCCGAAGGGGCGCAGGCCGGGAAGTATTGGGATGCCGCCGGGGGAGTGTGGTCGGACACCGAGGTTTCGGCGGGTGCAATGCAGCCGGCCGGCGGATCGTCGTGGGCGGTCCAAATTGCGGCCGAAGCGTGGTTGGCGGGGTGCAGCTACGATCTGTACGCCGTGGAGTCGGGCAACCTCAATCTGCTCTACACCGAGTACATCGTGACGTGGTCGGCTCCGACTACCGGCAAGGGCGGACCGGGCTGGACGTACACCCTGACCGATTCCTCTACGGGCCTGCCGATTTCCGGGGCGGCGGTGTGGGCCACGACCGATGCGGCGGGCTTGAACATCGTGGCGTATGACACGACCAACGAGAGTGGACAGGTGACGTTCTACATCTCGGACGGCACGTACTACATCTGGCGGCAAAAGGTCGGGTACACCTTCGATGATCCCGATCAGGAGGTCGTAAGCTGATGGGTGGCAGTGGGACAGGGACACCGACATCGAGCAGCCCGTCGTTTGTAGTCGAAGACGGCACGGGGCTCAGCACGGCGAACAGCTATCTGTCGGTGGCGGACGCCGACACGTACCACGCCAGTGTCACGCAGTCCAGCGACTGGACGGCGGCGACGCAGGCGGCCAAAGAGAATGGGCTGATTGTCGCGACGCAGTACCTGGACATCCGGTTCCAGGGACGGTGGCGCGGGTACAGAAACACCCGATCTCAGGCGTTGGCGTGGCCCAGGTACTCCGTGGAGGATGACGATGGATACGTGCTCGATGCCACGGCGTTGCCCCAAAAACTCAAAGATGCTTGTGCGGAGATGGCCCTGCGTGTGGTGCTCGGAGACCACCTGCTCGGCGCGGTCACCGAGCCGGGCGAGGTGGTGTCGGAGTCGGTATCGGTCGGGCCGATCTCGGAAAGCAAGAGCTACGCGGGTGGCAAGCCCTATGGCTACGAGTACCCGAAACTGGATGCGATGGTTCGGGGGTTGATCGAGGCTGGCGGGTCCATCATTCGAGGTTGAGATGGCAATTACGGCAGCCAGGACCAGGGAATTGATCGCGAAGTACGGCGCTAACGCTGTGTTCAAGGAGTATGCAACGTCGAGCTATGACCCGGCGACGGGCAAGCGGACGATGGGCACGGCGACGCAGCACACGGTCAAGGCGGTGGAAGAGAGTCGCAAGGACCGGGTGCCGGGGTGGGCGGATGCCCTGTTGTATGTGTCACCGTCTGGTTTGGTGTTCACGCCGGCCGTTCAGATGGAAGTGGTGTACGCCTCGAAGACGTGGACGGTCGTTTCGGTTGAGGCGGTGGCGTACGTGGGTGACGTGGTGCTTTACAAGCTGGCGGTGAAGGCGGTGGCATAAAGGAGTGTTGAGTTTCAAGTTTTGAGTTTCGAGTTCACTAAAAACTAAGCACTAAAAACTAAGAACTGAGAACTCTTGTGGATGCGAACCAGTTCAGTCTGTCCCTGAGGAACTTCGCAGCGGTAGAGGTCCCGAAGAAGATCCAGCAGATCCACCAGAAGGTGGCGCTGGAGGCGTTGAAGGGTCTGGTGATGAAGACCCGCGTCAGGACGGGGCGGGCGCGGGGCAACTGGCAGGTGGAGAACAACAACCGCCCGGAAACGGCCACGATGGACACGGACCCGGATGGCTCGGGGACGATCCAGAAGGGGTCCGGTGTGATAGCCGCGGCGATGCCGTTCAGCGTGACCTACATCACCAACAATGTCGTCTACATCGTGTATCTGGAGGACGGGAGCGGCAAGTTTCCCGGTGACCACATGATGGCTCGGACGATCGAGGAAGTGAAAAGGATGTTCCGGTGACGTACACGCAGATTCACAACGCGATCCGCAGTCAGTTCAAGACCTTGATCGAGGATGGGCAGAGCCTGGTGACGTTGTACGAGAACGACGGCCGGACGGCCCCCACGGACAATTCGATGTGGTGCCGGTTCTATATTCGGGACTCGGCGGGGCAGCGGTTGACGGTAGGGGTGAAGAACTACCGCCGCTCGGGGACGGCGGTGGCGCAGTTGTTTGGGCCGGCGGGTCAGGGGGATGGGGATTTGATCGAGATGGTCGACGCGATCGTGGAGGCGTTCACGAGTGTGTCGGCGGGTGGCGTGAGGTATCTGACGGCGTATCAGCAGCCAGTGGGGCTTGAGGAAGGGCGGCACCGAATCAACGTCCTCTGCCCGTTTGAGGCAGAGCACCAGGCGCAAAGGAGAATCGCATGAGTGACACATCGAGAGTCCAACTGGCGTATGTGGCCGAGTCCAGTTTTGGCGTCCAGGTAACCGGGAGCAACCTGCAAATCCTGCGGATCACAGGCGAGAGCCTCAAGCAGGATGTGGCGTCGTCCCAGAGCAACGAGATACGATCGGATCGGCAGATCGCGTCGATCCGCCGGTCGAGGATCACGGCGTCGGGCGGGATCAACTTCGAGCTGAGCTACGGCACGTATGATGCCCTGTTGGCGGCGGCGTTGCTGGATTCGGCGTGGGGTTCTCCGGTGACGGTCTGTTCGTCGGCCACGGTGTCGGCGGCGGCGTCGGGCAACAAATTCACCGGCACCTTCACCGCGCCGACCGCGGGCGAGTGGATCAAGGTCAGTGGATTCACCAACGCGGCCAACAACGGCTACTTCAAGGTGGTGGCCGGCAGCACCTCGGAAATCACCGTTTCCGGCGGGACGTTGGTCAATGAGGCCAGCGCGACCGGGATCAGCATTACCCAGGGCGGCTCGATCGTCAATGGGACCAGCCTGAGCACCTTCAACCTGGAGCGGACCTACAGCGACTTGTCGAGCGAGCTGTCGCTGTTCCTGGGGATGGCGATCAACGGCCTGTCTTTGAATGTGCCGGTGGAAGGCGAGGTCACGGGGGGTCTGGAGTTCCTGGGGTCCAGCGAAAGCTCCGAGACGGCGTCGGGTGGTACGGGCTACGACGCAGCGACGCAGACGGAGCACATGACGGCCCTGGATGTCCAGAACCTTCTGGAGAACCAGGCGGCCATGAGCATCCGGGCGTTCAGCCTGAGCTTGAACAACAACCTTCGCCAGCGGGCGATCGTGGGCAGTTCCGGTGTGCTGAGCATCGGAACGGGCCGGTGTATCGTCTCGGGGACACTGGAAGCGTACTACGCCAGCAAGACGATCTACGACAAGTACCTCAATGGCACGGCGACGGCATTGGCGGTGTCCCTGCAAGACCCGGCGGGCAACGGCTACGTCATCGACCTGCCGGCGGTGAAGTACACGGCGGGGCAGCGCGTGGCCGGTGGACCGGACGACGACGTGATGGTGCCGCTGTCGTGGTCGGCGCACGCACACGCCACAGAGAACGTGACGATCCGTATTGCCCGATTCCCGGTGGCCTAACCGAAAGGAGCATAAGGCATGAAGCTGAGCGCCATACGCGCTGATTTGGACAAGGAGTTGCAGGGGGCCTGGGTGTCATATGCGGGCGATATCGTCTTGAAGATCGCCCGCTGGAACAACGAGCGGTGCCAGGAGGTGTACCGCAAGCTGCTGGAGCATCGCAAGGTGCTGCTCAACGCCAAGGAGTTGACGGAAGAGCAGCGAATTGACGTCCAGAAAGAGGCGGCGTCCCAGACGATCCTGCTGGACTGGAAAGGCGTCGAGGACGATGCGGGCCAGCTGATCCCGTATTCGAGCCAGACGGCGCTGGAGTGGTTCCGGGACAAGGAACTGTGGCGGCTGTGGCAGTTCGTCTTCGTGCAGTCGCTGGAGGAAGAGAACTTCCGCAAGGAACAGGTCCAGGAAGCGGAAAAAAACTCGGCGACGTCCTGAGGTGGCAGCTTGAATGGGGGCCATACATCGGGACGCTGAGACAACGAGCAGCCAAGGGCCTGCCGACGCCGGCGTGGGACGGCAGGCCGCAACTGCGGGATGAGTGGGCGTGGGTCTATGATGGATTTCTGGTGCTGTCCAAGCAGAGACAGGCGGGGTTCGGGGCCAATCCGATCTCCGTGGCCGATGTCTGCGCGTATCTTGATCTCGCGGGCGTCCGGGAGACGGGGCAGCGCGTGGTGTTCCTTGAATTGGTCGTTGGCTTGGACGAGATAGCGAGGCGGTGGCATGTCGAACATACGAGAAGAGACGCTAAGCCTCAAGGTTGATTCGACCCAGGCAGCGGCCGGGGCGAGAACCTTTGCCGGCTCGATGGGCGTGGCTGCCCAGGGGGCCACGAAGGCGTCGGAGGCGGTGGCCCTGTTGGTCAAGAATCTCGGCGGGCTGTATCTGGCGTACAAGACGCTGGGCACGATCAAGCAGTCGGTGCGGGACTTTGCGGCGTTCGAGCGGCAGATGGCGAACGTCTCGACCATGCTCCAAGAGCATTCGATGAAGTACATGCCACAGTACCGGCGAGAGATTCGGGCCATGGCGATCGACGTGGGCGAGGGCACGGCCACCCTGTCCAAGGGCCTGTACGACATCCTCTCGGCGTCCATCGACCCGGCCAAGGCGATGCACGTGCTGGAGGTGTCCAGCAAGGCGGCTCAGGCGGGGCTGACGGATACGGGGGTGGCGGCGGACGCCATTACGACGATCCTCAATTCCTACGGCCTGTCGGCAGAGTATGCGGGCAAGGTGTCCAGCGACCTGTTCGAGACGGTGCAGAAGGGCAAGCTGGTCTTTGGGGATCTGGCCGAGGACATCGGTAAGGTGGCGGCCGATGCGGCGTCGGCGGGCGTGTCCCTGGAAGAGATGCTGGCGGCGGTGGCGACGCTGACTCGCGGCGGGTTGCGGCCGGAGATCGCCATTACGGCGCTCAAGGCGGCGATCAATACGTTCCGCAAGCCCGCGGACGAGGCCAAGAAGGCGGCGGCTGAACTTGGGTTCGAGTTGAACACCACGTCCCTTCACGCCATGCAGTTGTCCGGGCTGTTCGAGAAGCTCAAGAACGCCAGCGACGAGCAGGTGGCCGCCATCTTCCAGAACGTCCGCGGGCTCACAGGTCTGTCGGTGGCGTTGCAGCAGGTCGAGGGCAATGCGGCGGACGTGCGGTACATCATGGAGAAGTCCGGCGTGGACCTGGAAGCCTACGGGAAGATGGCGAACACGGCGGCCAAGGACTTCGAGAAGTACGACGAGGCCATGAAGGACATCCGCGTCACGATCGGCGAGGCGTTCGCTCCGGCACTGAGAAGAGGCGCGCAGGCGATGTCGCAATTCGTCAAGGACAACCAGCGCTATCTGGAGCGGTGGGCCAGCGACTTTGAAGAGGGCGCAGAGTTCACGGCGGGAGTGATTTGGGATGCGTTCGAGTTGATGGCGCAAGCGCCGGCGGCGTTCCTGGATAAGCTGAATCAGGTCAAGAAGGCGCTGGATGTTCTGCCGAGTTCGGCGCGCATGCCCATTGTGGACCCCACGGACCCGCTGGGCGGCAGCGCCAGGGGATTCTATGGTCCAGAGGTCGACGAGATGATCCGCAATGTGCCGGTTGGGGGCGGCTCCGTCAACTTCGGCCCGTTGCTCGATGCCACCCGCAAGCCGAAAAAGCGGAAGAAGCCGACCTACACGTCGCCGGCGGAGCCCACGGTGGAAACCGGGCTGCCCACGTTCGGCAGGCGGATTCGCGAAGAGGGCCTGATCGGCGGCGAGGGGGCGGAGGAACTGTCCGAGTCGACGCTGGATGCCCGCGACAAGGTGGACCGGCTCAATGCCGAGCTGATCAAGGAAATGCAGATCATCGGCCGCCTGGAGGACAGCCACGAGCGGGCCGCGAAAATGGTGGAGTACGAGGCGGCGGTCATGGAGGCGTATGGCAACAGGACCGCTGAGGCGAGAGCCATGCTGGTGCAGTACGCCGAAGAACTGGACCGCCTGGAGAAGCGGAAGAAGCTCGTGGAGTTGGGTGAGCAGTTCGGCGACACGTGGGGCAGGGCGTTGGAGGACATGGCTCTCGGGGCTCGATCTGCCGGCGACGCAATCAAGGCACTGGAACTTGATATCGCCCGGATGATCCTTCGCCAGCAAGTCACGCAGCCGATGGCTGATTCGCTGCAAAGGGCCTTTGTAGATTACTTCGGCCGCACGCCGGCGGCTACAGATGTGCCGATGGGGGCGACGGACATCTCTTCGCCCGTGCCAATAGCTCATGGTGGATGGCGGGTTGGCACGACGCCGTCTCGCATGAGGAATGTGCCGTGGAGCCTGTTTGCCGGTGCGCCGCGGTTGCACAGTGGTCTGCGGTGGGACGAGTACCCGGCGATTTTGCAGAAGAACGAAACGGTGCTGCCCGCTGGGGTCTCGCCTGCAACGGTTGTTCCGCAGCCGGTATTCAACATCACGAACCAGTCGTCTACTCAGGTGGAAGCCCAGCAGACGGGGGTGCAGTTTGACGGCAGGCGGATGCTCGTGGGCATGGTGCTCAAGGACAAGCGCAACAACGGCCCGATGGCGCGGGCGAACCGGCGGAGGTAGTCCATGGCACAACCTGTGTATCCCAGTCTCGGTGTCAACCCGGACGAAGAGGGCTTTGTCCGTGAGCCGGCCATTGATCCCACACAGCGCACGCCGTTGGAGGACGGGGCCTCTCTGGTGATGAAGACCAAGACGAAGATTCCCCTGCGGTGGTCGTTTGTCTACAGCCAGTTGAGCGGGACGAACAAGGCAGCGCTGGACTACTTCTGGGAACACGACGCTGCCTGCGGCGCGGTGCCGATCAAATTCACGGACCCGACGAACAGCACGGCGTACTTCGTTCAGTTCACGGACAAGCCGAGATCCACCCTCGAAGGGGATGGCCAGGCGACGTGGCGGGTGGAGGTCAACTTCCTTGAGGCGATTGGGACATACACGTAATGCCTGAGATGCCAGCCAATTTGACGGCCCAGAAGAACCAACTGAGCCAGCCAGGCGCGTGGGTGTGGCTGTTGACGATTGTGCTGCCCAGCGGCCCGACGTTGCGGTATGCGGCCAACACCGAAGAGGTGGTGTATGGGGGGCAGACGTACAGCGCCTTCAACTTCACGGTGGGCGGGTTCTCCTGCAACACGGACGGCGAGATTCCCGAGTTGACCATGACCGTGACCAACGTGGGGTACGTGCTCCAGGATTACGTGCGGGACTACGAGGGCTTGATCGGCTCGGTGGTGAGCTTTGTCCAGGTCAACAGCGAATATCTCGCCGAGGACTACAGCGAGGATGCGGTGTCGTTTACGGTGGTTCACACCGAGAACACCTGGCCGGATGTGGCGTTGACGCTGGGTGTGCCGTCTTCTGTGCGGTATCGGGTGCCGGAGGATCGGTTCAATCCCCATTCCTGTCGGCACAAGTTCAAGGGTTACCGATGTGGTTACGCCGGGGCACTGACTACCTGTGACCGCAACCCGGACGACTGCGTGGCGAGAAGCATGTTCCCCGGCAACTACGGAGGCCCCTTGAGCCTGCGGAGAGAGGCGGTGCGGTACGCATGATCCGGTTCACGCCCAAAGAGCTTGGTGCGACCCTCGCGGACTTCCTGGGCAAGCCCTACAAACGCATGGCGACCGGCCCGGATGCCTATGACTGCTATGGGCTGGTCAAGGCGTTCATGGCGCGGTTGGGCGTGGAGATCCCCGAGATCGGCAGGGTGGACCCGAAGGATTCCCGGCCGGTGTACGAGCAACAGCAGACGGATTACATCCGGCTGGACTGGCCGAGACCGTGGTCCCTGGTGACGTTCAGCGGCAAAGACCTCAACGCGCACATCGGCGTGGTGCTGCCGAATGACAATCTGTTCCTGCACTGTCCGGGCCGGGCGGCGGGCAAGGTGATTGCCGAGCCCTTGAGCCGTCGGCCGTGGCGGGACACGATCGACGGGTACTGGTGGCCCAGAGGATACCTCGAAACGATCCTCATGCTCACGCCGATGACCACGAAACGGGCCTGGCAGTTCGTGCGATGCGATGGACGCAGCGTGCGCCAGATCATCGAACAGGATATTACCGAAGGTCGGGACGTCCAGGTGCAGGCGTTCCTGGAAGGCGAATTGGTCGATCCGGCCGACTGGGACCTGGTGCCCGGTCCGGTCCATCAGCTTGTGATTCGACCGATCATGGGAGAGGGTGAGCAGGCGTTGATGATCGGCGGGATGCTGGCGTTGAGCCTGCTGGCTCCGTATGCAGCCGGAGCCGTAGTCGGGCAGGCCGCAGTGAAGGCGGCGACCTTTGCCTACAAGCTGACGTCTGCCGCGATTATGATGGGCGGAGCAGTAGCCCTCAACGCCCTGGTCGGACCCGGCGAAGGCTCGAAAGACCGCAGCCAGCACTATACATGGGATCCGGTGACGACCCAGCGGGTGGGCTCGTACATCCCGTTGGTCTACGGGACGTATGGGGTGCGCGGGAACATCATCTGTTCCTACGCAACCAGTGAGATCGTCACGGAGACCAATCCGTTCAACAAAGAGACCCAGGTTGGCGGCGCGACCGATCTGTACTGGCTCAAGATCGCCTACAGCGACGGGCCGATTGAGGGGATCATCGACGGCACGGAGCGGCTGAACGACAAGGACCCGCAGCAGTACGGCGGCTCGGATGACTTCACGGTAGAGCACTTCACAGGCACGGACGATCAGGCAGCGTCGAGTGTGCCGGATGCGTTTGAGATTCCGGTCAACAAGCTGTGCGACGATCCATCGGCCAGTCCGAACGAAGTGACGGCCACGTTCACAGCGGTCAAGAGCGACCGGGCGGCGGTGGTGCTGCGGTTCCCGAACGGGTTCACGAACTATTCTGCCGATCAGGACCACAACGCCACGGTGATTGACGTAACGACTCGGATTCGACCTTCCGGTGGCTCCTGGCACACGCTGGCCGATGAAGAGATCTGGGGCGACACCACCAAGCCGGTGCGTCTGCATCGGTGGTTTGACGAGACCTACGATGGGGGCAGCCCGTTCACGCTGGTGGCGGGGACGACCTACGAAGTAGGAGTCACCCGCAACGACAGCCGGCACCACGACCACGGGGACGACTTCTACTTCGACTGCATCCAGTGCGCCTTCAGCACGGCCCAGAAGCACCCCGGCTTGGCGTACACGGCGATCGGAGCGGCAGCCTCGAAGGACATCTCTGGTTCGATTGCCTACTACGTCAAGATCAAG